TTTCTGGTGGGGTGGGGACAAGAAGGCAGACGCCCCTGTTGCCTTCAAACTCAACGGGGCAGGTGCGACATTTCCTGCTCCTTTGTATAACTCCTGGTTCCAATCTTTCAATAAAGAAACTGGAAACCAAGTGAACTATCAAGCAGTTGGCAGTGGTGCTGGTGTCCGTCAGTACACTGCTAAGACCGTTGACTTTGGTGCCTCTGATGGTGCTGTGTCAGATGCTAAGCAGAAACTGCCGATGGTTCACATCCCCATGACTGGTGGTGCCATTGTTCCTGCTTACAACTATCCTGGTTGTGAAGCAAAAATGACTCAGACTCAGCTTGCTGATGTTTTCCTTGGTAAGATTACTAACTGGAGCACATTTGGATGTGCTGACAAGCAGATTGTTACTGTGCATCGTTCCGATGGTAGTGGCACCACCAAAGGATTCACCAACTCCTTGTCTGCTTTCTCTCCCGAGTGGAAGAAGACTGTAGGAACTGGTAAATCAGTTCGATGGCCTGTAGGTGTTGGTGGCAAAGGTAACAGTGGTGTTGCTGGTACTATCAAGAACACTGAAGGTGCTATTGGTTATCTGAACTATGGTTACGTGAACGGTGGTAAGTTCCAACAGGTTGCTCTGCAGAACAAGGCAGGAAACTTTGTAAAGGCAAATGCAGAAACTTCTGCTGCTGGACTTGCAAAAATTGTTCTGGACGATAAACTTCGTGGGGCAGATCCTAATCCTGCAGGTGCAAATGCTTACCCAATTGTATCTCTGACTTGGATTCTTGCTTATCCTGAATCTAAAACTGGAGTCAAGGAAACTCTTCGTTATATGTTGAGTGAGAAGTCGCAAGGTATTTCAGATTCTCTGGGATATGTACCTCTTCCAGAGTCTCTTCGACAGAAAGCACTTGCTGCTGTTGACACTATCAAGTGATGTCTTTATAGTAGGGGACTACGGTCCCCTTTTTTAATGAGTAACGTACAGTTCAAAAAACATCGAGTCTTTAGGGAGACTGACTCTGTTATTTTCTACGACATTTCTGTAGAGAATTCAAATGCATCGGACCTGGTAGTGCATACTGGACCTGCAATCTCCCCTCCTAATGATATTGTTGGTGCAAAACAATTTTATATTCATCGTCACCAGACTGATAACAATCGTGTTCTTTCTGGTGTCCGTACCTTTGAGTTGATTAATCCTGAGTGGAAGTATCCATATCACATTGTTCACCTTAATCGGTCCTCTGGTGCCCTTGTAATCCCAACCAACACATATCATCGTTCTATTTCTGGTGAAGATGGTTCAATTGTCATCAATCAGGCAATTAGAGACGATGAATTTAATGCTGATACTGAGTTTATTCCTGTATCTACAGCACAAAATAAACAAATATATGATATCTTATCTCATGAAAAGCCAGTGATTCATAACATTGGTGAGTAATGGGTATAATTTACTACAGAGCACCCCTTGACAGGGGTGCTTTTTTTATATATACTATGTAAAGAATTATTACAGGAGGTAACATGACCGTAACAACCAACGAATATGGACAAAATAATCTCTTTGCCAAAGAGCCCCAAATGGTGGTAGAATCCTATAACCGCAAGGGACTGTATTCTCCCCAGCAGTTTGCCGAGGTCTATAATGGACGTTGGGCAATGATGGGTATCATCAGTGGCTTGATTTCATATGCAGCAACTGGTAAACTGTTCTTTGGTATTTTTTGAATTTTTGTAAAGTAAACTATGGCTTTTAACATCACTCTTCGTCAACCTGATGGTACTGAAACCGTTATTCCTTGTGAAGACGACCAGTACATCCTTGATGCTGCTGATGAAGCAGGAATTGACCTGAACTATTCTTGTCGTGCAGGTGCATGTTCCTCTTGTGCAGGTAAGATTGTCTCAGGTACTGTTGACCAGTCTGACCAATCTTTCCTTGATGACGACCAGATTGATGCAGGTTTCGTTCTGACCTGTGTTGCATACCCTACTTCTGATTGTGTTATCGAGACCGAAAAGGAGGAAGAACTTTACTGATGAATAAGTTCTATCTTTTTTCAAAAGAATCTTGTGGTCCATGTATGCTAGTAGATAAGTACATGGTAGCAATCAAGGATGAACGCACTTCTCTTTTGGAGAAAGTTGACCTTGAAGATGTAAGTACTACACCCATCCCACAAGAAAATCTCGACCTTGCAAAGAAGTATGGTGTAACTGCAACTCCTGTTCTTGTTATTGTAGATGAGAATGGTGAAAAGTTAGAAGAGTTTACTGGTGGTATGGGTATCACTCAAAATATTCGTAGGATGTTTGATAAGTATGCCTGACCCTGATGCACTTTGGAAGGATATCCAGAAACTCGACGACATGTACGAAGAGTTGATGTGGCATCCTGATGATGAATTACAATTCACTCATGATGGAGTGAAGATTATTATCACAAACAAAACCTTAGAGGATAAACAACGATGAAAGACTTCTTTAACGAAAAAGCAGAAAACCTTAACGGTCGTATGGCAATGGTTGGTTTCGTAGCTGCCGTTGGTGCATACCTGACCACAGGACAAGTAATCCCAGGAGTATGGTGATGTTAGCCCTAGCAGGACTTTTGCTAGGGGCATTCATTCTTGGGTCCGTCCTAGTAGAAGATGAACACGATGATGATGGACCAGATGGGGGTCTTATGACCCCCGTGTATAACCCTATTTGATTATTATGGAAGAAACTCTTGCTGCAAAACGTAAAGCAATTGCAGTTTGCAATCAAGGTGTCGTTCAGCAGCTCTATGATGTCATTGCAGAACTAGGATGGGACTGCTATGATGATGTTGTCGTAGAGATTGGTGGCACGTCTGTATATGAAATTGAAGGTGCTGGCACTAAGTGGGCACCTGTAAAAGGCACCCGTAAATACAATAAGGATGCCTTTATTGTTATTAAAAACAAGTCTAGGGATGAGGTGATTTTTTCCAATCCCAATCCTGAACTTAAGGCACATCATCTTAAGACTGAAAAGGAACTTGCTGCCGAAATTAAACGGTCAGACGATGCAAAAATGTATGATACATACAGCAAGTAAAAGATGAAAGTACATCTTAAACTAGAATTTCATACTAAATAGTAAAATCCAATATCGGATAAACCACCCAAGGGGAGTTCTGTGAGTAATTTTTACAATAAGATGTAGAGCTCTTTGTTGGATACCATTCAAAAGGTATGACGCATTTAACGAGAGATGTGCTTGTAAAGTCTATTGTTGCCGAAGAAGTTCGGGATATGAAAGGTGACGGTTACCTAGAAGCACTCAAAAATCTCTATCATAAATGGGAACACGTATCTAGTGATGAACTGTGTACCCGATACAACGAAATAAAAGAAACACATATAACGAAGGAACACCTCAAACCTTGACCCTTGACAAGACCCCCTATGGGCATGTACCATAGGGGTTCACTGATGGAAGACTTGAATTGATTAAGATTTTAGCTACAATTGCATTACTAAGTGCTTCATGTACTGCAGCAACACTTGATGCAGACTTGAATCCAGATACTTCTATGCCTATTGAAGTTAAAGAATCTCGTTGGGAGTGTCCTGATTGCACACCTAACGAACAATATGTCCTCAAACAACTACAAGAAAACACCAAAATTAGAGACCGTAATGCACTTGCAACACTGTTGGGAAACATTAAACAGGAAAGCAACTTCCATCCCAACATATGCGAGGGAGGGGCTAGAGTTTCTTATGGGGATTGCACTCGGGGTGGGTATGGCCTTATTCAGTGGACCAGCCTAGGTCGTTATATGGCTCTTGGTAAATTCTGTGAAAAATATGGATGTGACCCAAGCAGTCTAGAAGGACAAACTCGTTTCATGATTAACGAGACAACTTTCCAACGTTACCTTCCAGAGTTTGAAGGTCGTGGATTTAGTATCAGTCAATACATGGTTCCTGCCTATTATTGGTTAGGATGGGGAATCAAAGGAAACCGAGAGGTTTACTCGCATAACTATTATCAGAAACTTGTTTGGCAATGATTTTTAAGGCAATCAAAGAAACCCTAGGTCAAGTGTTTCATTCTCCTGAAGCATCTGGAACCTGGGGAACGGATGATGTTAAACTTCCATTTTGGGATGATGCAGACATTGAATGTGCAATTGATGAAGAAGTTGTGGACTGCAGTGAAATGGACAGTCCTCCTTATGTCGGTGTTCCTGCTCCTGCGTACCTAGAGGATGATGAATGGTTTGGTCCTGCTCCAGTAAAAACTGAAAAGCAAGAAGCATACATTCAACTTGAAGAAGCAACTGAAAGACTTCATGAAGATATGCGTAAACAGGCTGGAAATGTTGAGTCTGAAAATATTCATGAAGAACTGTATAAGATGGCAAGTAAAAACTGGAACACTGTGAGTGAGACTCAAGGTGGTTCAGAGAACTTCCAAGAAGGTCCTAATGGGTGGAGTTCAGGAATCCGATGACAACACTTGACGACTGGCGTTATAATGATGACAGGATGCTTGTCAGAGAGCAGGCATTAAAAATTTTGATGGCAAAGTTTGGTCATGTTATGGATGGGGTAGTTCCTAAGTATTCCCCACAGTCCATCTATGAGTGTGCTCATGATTGGGTTTCCCAAGGACACAACACGACTGCTGGCATCGTTAAATACTATGAGGCTTATTATCAATGAAAACTCTTTTGACTGCGTTGGTTGCTGCTGCTGCAGTTTCTCTTCCTGCCTTTGCTGACAACTCTAAAATCACCAAGGGTTATCATACTATGGATGCAATGGGGTGTATGCTAGTTCGAGAGTGTACAGATGGAGTCGATAAAATCGAAAGCATCGCAACTATTGCTGCTGAGTATCCCGATACTGATTATAATATTGTTGCTGACGAGTTCAACACAATGCTCGTTGCTTTTGAACAAATCGGAGTTGGGGTGTTTCTAGCAGACAGTAAGTATTTTCCACACAGTCATCGTGGTGTTTATCATACTGTCGGTAATAACTTCTTTCTTAATAAGAAGTACATGGATACCACCAATTACCTGATGCAGGTAATGAGACATGAAGGATGGCACGCTGCACAAGATTGTATGGCAGGAACTATTGAGAATAGTTTGATTGCTATCATTAAACCTGAAGACGAAGTTCCTATTGTTTGGCGTGTTCTGGCAGAACGTACTTATCCTAAGTCTGCTGTGCCTTGGGAAGCAGAAGCATCGTGGGCAGGTAGAACTGAAAACATGACCATGGAAGCACTTCAGGCATGTGCCACGGGCAAGATGTGGGAAGTTTATGAACCAACTCCCTTGACTCGTAAGTACCTTATTGAAGAAGGTTACATTAAAAATTAATAAATAGAAGTGCCTTGCCCTCTTTAATATGGCAGTATCTAAAGATACACCAGTACAAAAAGAGGAAACCAAACAGAATAAGTTTGATTGGGCAGACGAAGGTCTGTCAGCATTGGTGCGTGTTGTTATTCTTTCGTGGTCCGCAGCAATTCTTACACTTAATTATGTAACTATTCCTGGTGTTCCTCAGAAGAATATCGATCCGACCTTTATAGCCTCCGTATTTACAGGAACTTTAGCGACCTTCGGGGTTGTTCCTGCAAAGAAAGATAAAAGAGAAGAAAAACCAGAAGCAGAAAAGAAAGAGAAAGTAGAAAAATGAGAGACGGTGGTAAGTGGAGACAGTATTACTTGGAACATCGAGGAGGATTGTCTCCCTGCCAGCAAAAAATATTAATTGAAGGTCCAAAGTCTCTCTCCCAAGCATGGCAACTAAATGCTATGTGGTATGATTATCAGAAGAGATTCGACAATGAACCTAATTCTTAGACCATTATCTGATATTAACGACCCCGTATGGAGTGTCATAATTTCCCTCGTCATTCTTTTGGCGGGGGTTTTTTATGTTATTGTCTATATAATAAGTATGGCAAACAATGAATTGAACGATGTCAGACCAAATCAATCAGAAGGATGCGAGCCAGGACCAGGAGATAGCACTCCTGAGACATAGAATTGAAGATGCCGAAAAAACGGCAGAAGAACTTCGTGACCGTGTTCGTAAATTGGAACGATGGGTTTGGGGTGCAGGTGCAGTGATTACTGCTGCAATTACATTAATTGGTTTAATTAGTGCAGTAGAATCCAAAGAGGTAAATTATGGGAGCAATGACACCCCCCAGCAGGAAATCCTGTTATAACTTCCGAGTAGTTGAAATCAATAGAGTTGTTGATGGTGATACCATCGATGTAACTATTGATTTAGGTTTTGACCTTTTCAAAAAAGAAAGGGTAAGAGTTGCAGGTGTTGATACACCAGAAAAACGCACAAGAGACCTAGAAGAAAAGGAGTTGGGAATTGAAGCCACGAATTGGATCAAAGAGGCCCTGGATAGTGCCATTAGTGGGAATGACGACCTTGTTATTCGCACTGAGCTTGTTGGTGGTATGGGCAAGTACGGACGTTTACTTGGGTGGCTTTACGTCGGAGATGCTGAAGTATCTTTGAATGAACAAATGATTGCCGAAGGATATGCCTGGCCATACGACGGTGGAACTAAAAACAAGAACTTTGAAGAACTTAGAGAAATTCGTCGTGCCAAAGGCACGTTGGTATCATGACCTTTAAAAAGAAAAAGAGAAGCATTGGTTGGCACATCGAGCAAAAACTTGATGATACAGCAATGTGGCATAAGAGAGTTATTCGTAGTATTCAAAAGAAGTACGACCTAACAAATTACAATCTTCTATGGATTGCATTTGCCAAGGGAGTTCTACTTGGTTTAATCATACTGTGAGGACACCATGCAAAAACTAATCAATGTACTCGCACTGTCGTCTTTTGTTGTATCTGCTGCCGTTGTTAGTGGCGGCACTTGGTTATATCTTAACAAGGATGTCTTAATCGAAGAAGCAAGAGAGAAAGCAGCAGCTGCGGCAACGGAAGCAGTTTCAGGAGCACTTCCTGGACTTATTGATGCTGCTATGCCAGAAATGCCAGAGATGCCTAAACATACAGGTGGTGCTATTCCACCAGTGAGGATGCCATGAAACCATACTGGGAAACTAACAAAGAAGATTCGACCGAGAAAGTTACCGAGCATGTACCGAGCAAGTCTCCTTTGAAGACAATTGCTATTGTTGCTGGTTCACTTTTTGCAATATCACACATTGGTCTTTTGGGTTATCTTGTGAGACAACCTGAACAACCTAGAGTTCCACAAGTTCCAACAATTAATATTCCCCGTGGGGATTACTCTTCATACACCATCAAGGCAGGAAAGGATGGATATGAGATTCAATATAAAGCAAATGACCCTGCTATTCTTGAGTCTGAAAGGTCACTGAATCTTAATCAAAACAAAAAAGGATTGTTTGGTGGTGGTACTGAACAACGCAATGAGTATCGTCGTGACCAATACACCATGGACGGAACCCGCAATATCGGGGGAGGTGAAATAGGTGAAGGGGGAAAGATGAATGCCCAAAGCGCAGAGTGTATAGCGGCGGACGCTGGAGCACGGTCACAAGGTGCAATGGCAGGTAGTTCTATTGCTGCTGGTTTAGTTGTTCCTGCGGTTGCTAACATTCCATATGTTGGATGGTTAGCAGGTGGTTGGGCATTACTTTTAGGACAGAGAGCAGGTTCCTCGATTGGTTCTCAAGTTGGTCAAGTATTTAATGATTGTTAAATAGTAAGAAAACACATGTCAGAGTTTCACACTCCCCATAGAGACCCTTGGTACTCTATGATTAAAGAGTGTCAGGATGCCGTAGATAGGCATACCCAGATGTACCTAGAAACATATGATGTATTTCATTTGAATCAAGCAGATTTAATACGACTCTACATGTGTAGACTGAAAGAGTGGATTACTAAGAATGAATCGGAGATGAACGATGCCTGCGGAGATTCCTAATATTGGTACTAAGGACATTAGAATCAAAACATTACGGATTAATGATATCAGAGTTCCTGAGGTTACTACTTGGGATAGAGATACTTCTTTGGCTATTCCTTATGCTGCACCAGTTACAGTAGATATAGGTACTCCTATTGTTGATATGCCTGGATGTGTTGAGGCACATGAGGTAGATGAAAATAATATGTTGGAAGATGATGATCCAAAGGGTACTAAAACCTTTTGTGATGCGGGTGTTCCATCTTTCAATCCAATTGATTATAATAAAGGAAAATTAAAGTTTGAGAGGGAGACTCCAGTACCACCAGTTGAACCACCACCAGAAAAGAAAACACCAGAACCAGAAGTAGAAACACCTAAAACACCAGACACTTCAGCAGCAACTGCAGAGATTGAATGTCCTACTC